AAGGCTAGAAAAGCCAAAACGGATTTTTGGTATACCAACCAAAGGGCTTTTTTACTGTCACTTTGTGCGGACATTTGGCGTTTGCACTATTCGGCAGCTAGAAGCAAAAATCAAAAGCTTCTAGTTCGTTTGAATGGTACTAGTGACATTTGTTGGGAAAATTACATCATTGCCAAAGGTGAAACTATTTTCCAATTGTTTCCCGATGTCCAATTTTATGATTACACCAAACACCCATCAAGAAATTTAGATGGCAAAACATACGAAAATTATGATCTGACATTTTCGTTTTCTAGCATTACCCCAAAGCCAATTTCTATAAAGGGGTTGACTAACCCAAATAATTCCAGGGTTGCCGTTGTCTTCCAAAGGAAGGAAGATATCCCTCAATCTTTTCGTTCATGGTCTGTCATTGATGGTGATGACACCGATGTTAGACATATTGAGCCTAAAAATGTAGTCGTGGCTTTGTATGCCAAAGGCAAGGCTAAAAAAGATACATCGGGATTTGTTCAAATTAAAGGTGTTCACTATGCTTAAATTTATTAAAGCTTCAAACAGACAATTGTCATTTGATGGAGATACTCAAACGGCATTAATGCTTGTTGAATCTATTCACAATGCATATTTAGAAAATGGCATTGATATGCCAAAGCTACTTAATGATTTTATATTTAATATTGAAGTATCTTTACAGGATGCTGGTGTTTTAGATAATGATTTTAATATAGTGGGGACAAAATGAAATTCTATAAAGCCATTTTTGATTCTAGGAATTTTCAATTTGAAGCTTACGCTATCAATGCAACATTAGCCAAAGAACACCTTAAATTGGGATTGAATAACCATGCAAAACAGTATCAGCTGCCGAATGACTGGTGGCATGAGTATGGTGGGGATATTTTTGTAGTGGAAATTGAAATTGGTCGTCCTGATTTCAATTCGTGCTACAGGGATAACGACCTAATAAAGGGGATTGAATGATCTATGCAACAATAGCCCTAATCCTTCGCATACTTACAAAACGCTAACCTAAAGCCCTCTTCGGAGGGTTTTTTATTGTCCATGCCACCCTACTATTGACCCATGCTAAAAAACGCCTAGAAAGGGCTTTTGTTGTGTTTTGTGGGCATGTCTTCGCACAATCTACGAATGGTTTCGTTTAGTGCGTCTATTTCATCCATCTTTTGAATAGCCCATGCCCTTTTTTGCCCATGCCATCCAAGAATCGGGTTACGATGACAATCAACGCATAAGGCAATGCAAGTGTATTGCAAACCCTGTTTGTAATGGTGAGCTTCACTAGGTGGATGTGCCTGGCAAACGCTACAGGGTAGGTTTTTAACCCTTGCAAGGTGTAGCCTTTCCTTTGCGTTTAGTTTGTTGTTCATTGGGTGGCTTTAACTTCCATTCGGGCAGAATATTGTTCGGTTCTCCAAACTTCAATTCGTGCTTGCGCTGCCGTCATTAACCATCGGTAATTCTCTTCCTTTTCTACCGCTTGCCTGATGCCTTCCAATATTCCGACATAGTCTTGGTGGGCATAAGCAAAGGTTTCTTGTTTTCCCAAAACCTCTGTCCCTGATTGACTCATTAGTTGGGCTTTAATTGACTTGCGATATTCCTCTAAATACATGCGGTCGGCTTTGGCTTTGGCATATAAAGGGGCTGTATCTATTAGATACTGAATTGCACGACTAGGATAATCCATTATTTTATCTCCGTTACTAAGTCATTATTGGATTTAATGTAGTTTTTGGTTTTCTGAATATATCTTTCAAATTCAGATCGGCTAATGCTTGATTGTTGAAGGTCGGCATATTGGATTAACTCCCTAATTGACTGTATGCCTTCACCTGATAAGCCCATGCGCTTAGTTGATTGAAACCTAAGTGCTGCCTGATGCAATGCTTCTTGTGCTTTTTGGCAAACAGGTAAAACCTCATCTTTTCCGATGCCGTTTCTAGCCATTGTTTCACTTAGGTTCAAAACATCGACAAGGGTTCTCCAATCGTGGATTGTCCCTTGACCCTTAGTGATAGCGTCCAAAGCTGAGTATTCAAGCATTCTTAGCTTGTCTAGCTTATCCCTTTGGGTGATGGCTGCACCAGTCAGGGCATGAGTGATTGGATCAAGAAGCGCCCATACCTTGCGTTTAGTTTGCTTCCGCATTGTTATGTTCTGCCAATATATTTGATGCGTGAATAATCAATGCATCCTGTATTTGTTCAGCAACAAGTTTGCTTTCTTGCCTGTTTTTGTCGCTATAAAAGCTGGCTACAGTTAAAAGTTTGCAAGCCTTAACAAACAAATCTCTTTCTTCGTTAGTCATACATCCTCCATCTTGTAGTTCAGCTTGTGGTTTTGGAAACGCATTGCCGCTTCCATTTCCAATTCTTTGAAGTGTTCCTCAGAGAATAGCCCGATGACATTTCTTCCCTCAAACCAAACCTCTTTGATTGACTCGTTATAGGTCGAGTCTTTATCTTGCTCGTACTCATAAACGACAGTAACGATCTCGCTACCTTCGCCTGTGGTTGTGTCAAATTCCCAAGTTTTTTCCATCATTCACTCCTGTTAAAAATTACACTTTACTGCTGTTTTTAGATGTTTTGAATAGGGATTTACCCTTACTCCAAGCATTCTTTGATGCAAACATCTACACCTGGCACACTCGAATAAACCTTTGTCACATGGATATTGACGATCTGTGAGTCGTCCTTATAGACCACCGAGTTCATGCCGTCCTCCACGCTCTTGAGAATATTTGATGCATCTGGCTTTTTTATTGGCTTCTCTGATCCATCAGAAATGGCTTTTAAGCGCTTTTTGGTTGCCGATACAGGGATTGGTACTCTGATGTACAGATACAGGCTCACAGGGGTTTCTAGTGGTTCTGATACGCCCATTGCTTGTTTGGCAGCATCTTTAATCAATGCTTCATAGGTTCTTGTTTTCTCAGGGGTGTAAGCCTGAACAAAGTTTCCTCTTTTGACATATCTAGCCCTTTGTTTTCCAACAGGGTTAGCGTCAACTTTAAAAGTGACCATAAAACTCATTTAATGATGTCCTCGACTTTTTGTATTTTCTGTCCGATCCAATGCATTACAGGGACTGCCATGCTGTTTCCCAATGCCTTGTATCTTGGGCCATCAGGGGTTGGCTTACTCTTGGGTTTAATGTCGGTGTAGTGGTCAGGAAATCCCTGTAATCTCTCGCACTCAACACAAGTCAATCTTCTGACGGCAATCTTTTGAGCAACAAAAGTCTGTGCATGATGGGATTGTGGGCTTGGTTGTAGTGCTTTTAATGCATTCGAAACCTCTAATTCCGTTGCACTAAATGTGTTTGCCTTTGCGTCTTCTCGGATGGAATAAGCAGAAACTGGTTGGGCAACTAAGTCTGTTGCATCTTTCCAATCTCTAGCCTTCATTGCACTTGCTGTGCCATCAATTTGATATTCACCAAAAGCAGTCATTCTGGCGGCAATAGGTGTCTCTATAAACCATTGATCTTCGCAGTTGAATCCGACACGACTGACTCCAGTGCCGCTTGAAGAGAGGGTGGGAGTGACTTTCCTCGCTTCTCTGCTCGGTTTAGTATTCCCTGACAAGCTTTCTCGCTCAAAAAGTACCGCTGCGGCAGGTCGCCAATCTCCAAGATATCCGACAACGAACACACGCTTGCGTCTTTGGGCCACTCCGAAGTATTGAGCGTCAAGCACCCTGTATGCGAACCCATACCCGCAGATTGCCAACCCTCCGAGGAAGCTACCAAAGTCCCGTCCGTCAGCGGAGGACAAAACGCCGGGGACATTCTCCCAGACCAACCAACGGGGGCGATATTGTTTAGCAATGGCAAGATAGGTAAGCATGAGGTTGCCACGAGGGTCATCCAATCCTTTTCTGAGTCCTGCGACTGAGAATGATTGACAGGGAGTTCCTCCAACGAGAACATCGATATTTGATTCAATTTCCCACTCCTTAAATTTTGTCATGTCGCCCAAATTGGGGACTGTTGGGTAATGATGTTTTAAAACTTGACTCGGAAAAGACTCTATCTCTGAGAATCCAACAGGATTCCAACCTAATGGATGCCAAGCAACTGTTGCTGCCTCGATTCCACTACAAACCGATAAATAGTTCATTCAATCTGTCCTTCTTTCATTTGACGCATATAGGTTCGGACTCGATCTCTTGCTCCAGTTCCATAGATTCTTTCGCAACGCTCAAGCCTGGCACGAACAAAGTCGTTATCTTGTTTTGTCTGCCAAGTGCGGAATATCTCCCTTGCCTCGGCTTTCTCAAGAACAACTCTGTCGCTCTCATTGGATATTGTTTTTCGGCTGTATGCCATAGGTGTTTACTCTAGGTCGCCAGTAAGCTCTAAGGCTTTGTTTATTAGATAAAGCGGAACATTCTTTCCATCTTTCACTTTGTCTAACAGGATCATGGCTTGAAAATAATTCATGCTTTTTTCCTTAATTGTTCCATTGCTTGTCGGATATGGTCTGGCATAGGTGCGGCTTTCTTTGCATCAGCCTTAATCTTTTCCAATTCAGGATCAGGCTCATTTGATGGAGGAACAGTGATCCTTATGTTGTCGGCAATGTTTGGTTTAACAATCCAATCCGCTTTTAAACCTTGGCTTCCACGAGTACACCACTCAACTAAGAATTTATCTAAACCCCAATTAAGTTTGAAAGCCTCTTTTCTTGCACCCTCAACAACTGTTTGAGTAATTGGTGCTTTTTTACTTTTCCGTAAAGCAACCCAATCATTCCAAACTTGATCTCGAACATCAGCAGGGCAAGCAACGCTAGTTGCTTTCTTTTGTGTCTTGTGTTCTGTGTCTTGTGTTGTGTGTAATGTGTTATGTGTAGCATTGCTTTCGGATTGCGTTGGCAATGCGTTCGCATCCTTCTTACTCCATCTAGCTTTAGCAGAAGCACTTGCCTTCTCTGATTTATCACCAGCTTTGGCTATTTCCTTGTTTGCTCGGTGATGAATCCATCCATCGTCTGTGCGCTCGAAATACTCTTGCAATACGATTGCAATGCTTTCGGTATGCGAACGCATCCGTATCTGTCTAGATACTTCAGCTTCATCAAGTGGAATTGGAGTTTCGTGGAGATAGTACCAATCAAGCAAGCGCCTGTAGACTAAATCCTCCATCTCAGAAAGATGGGAAGTGTGACTTTGATAGTCACCAATGTTGAACTGGTAATAGTGCATATTGTCCGCTTTTTAAACCACCCTTAAAGGAATTGCCAGCAGGAGAAGGGTTAACTCTTTTCAGTGCGCTCATGACTTCGCACCTAGCTGGATTCCATAATAACAAAATAATTCTACCTTGTAAACAATCTGTTCACATCAATAGGTTTGTTTAAATGATTCTCTAGCGTCCTGGCAAGCAAAGCTGTGACGGAAGCAGAGAAGTCTTCAGGCTCATTCACATAAGCACTAGCCATTGTCTGAGCATACTCAAGCAAGGTTTCGGCACATGTTTGTTCAATTTGTTCGATGTTCATATGAGTAGACTAGCATAGAAAAAAGTTGCGTAAATTAGGGAAAACA